ACCTGCCCCGTGCCAGCCTCATCGTAGTGAGTTGCGACATCATTGATCTTGAAGTCTTCGGGCAGACCCACAACCTTCAGACCGTCCGCATCAACATCCAACGTGTCTGGAGTATCGTCGATCTCGATCTCGATACCAGAAGCACCCAGCACAAGACCGTGAGCGCCGTCCACCTTCGCTTGGAGCGTCTTATCTGGAGTAGTCCCCGCCAATTCCAGTCCCGGATTGGACGCCGACAACTCTACAGCCACGTAATCCGACGCCTCGGTAATACCATCACCGAAGTTAACTCCGATGGTATTGCCAGCCTTGTACAGACCGGGGCCAGCCGTAATGTTTCCAGCTCCCGTGAACTGGACCCACACACCGGAGGGAACGGTTCCGTCAAATACGAATCCGTCGTTCTCCCAGTACGCGCCCTCTCCATTTACCAGAACACCGTTGCCGTCCACTGCATCGCCAGTATCAGCACCTGTCAAGGTCGTACCGTCGAAGTCCATGATCTTGCCGTCGTCAGTAGCATCTGTATATGGAGAAACCAGAGCCGTTGCTGTTGACAAGATGACTCGGGTCGTGTCAGGAGGAAAGCCTCCAACTGCGTCTACGACCAGCACCCAATTGGTTCCATCGAACTCTACGATGTCACCAACTGTGACTGCAACCGAACCGGCAGTAAGAGTACCCGAGTCAGTCACAACATAAGCATCTGCCGCTGCGGGTGTCAGCGCGTTAATCGCCGCAACCGCGAGGTTTCCAACCAGACCATTGACTGCCACAGGCTCCTTCCATCGGATTCCAGCCGCAATGTTGTCAACGTAGTTCTTGTTGACAGCATCCGTGCCAGCACTCGGTATATCTGGAACACCAGTGATCTTGTTGCTCCCCATTGCCAAGTTGCCAGCGCCGATGGTGACTCCGTACATCGTGAAGGTGTCAGACGTTAAATCCTGCTCCTCTGGATAGGAATAGTTGTCGTCCATGTAAAGTGCTCTGCGTTCAGTCATTGTTCTCTCCTCTTCTCAGGATGCTACTCTTCGGGCGTAGGCTCGTCGGGCAGCGGGTTATACACCAGATATCCATCTGGCTCGATAGAATAGTCCTTCAGGGCAATACCAAGCCCACTCTCCAAATCTGAAATGAACTGATTGTGCTCCTGTTTTATTTTCTGCAAACTGTCATTCGTAGACCGTATACGTGCCTTGATCGCAGCCATCTGATTCCTGTACTCAGCGGTTATAGCATCACCCTTCAGCCGAAGGTTCTCTGCAACCACCTGCTGCATCTGACCACGCGCCTCAAACAGATCCAGACTCTTCATCTGAACCTCTGTCAGAGAGATCTCTTTTGGAGCCACGCTCTCTTTTGGACCCGCACTCTCTTTCAAGGCTTTCACAATCTTTTTCTTCGTTGTCTTTTTCGTCTTCGCTTTCGACATAATCATCTCCTTTTTCAGCTTACAGCTTTCTCAACACCATCCACGATTCCCCTGTCAAGCGTAACACGTTAGACGCCGTTGGGAATCCCATTTTTTGAACCCATACATTAGAACCAACCGACGGGACAGGAGCCGGATTAACCAGCCCCCCATCATCGCCAACATAATAATCATCATCCACTTGTAACCCGCTAAATATATCAGAAACATCTCCAACTACTCTCATTATACCAGTAGTAGGTGTCTGCTTACTAATCAAAATTCCAATCCCAGGCATAAAAATCCTGTCGGTTGGCTGCGCCTTTGTCACCCTCCACCGTCCAGCTAACGTCTGCACATCTCTGATGCACATTATATTGCCAACAGCATCCGTCACCAAGCACGCGACACGAACGTCGGAACTGAATGGGCTGGTGCCGAATTTCCCGATGAGCGACATCAGTCAACTCCATCAGTTCTGTTCGCCGAACAGCGGGATTCGTTTCTCCTCGAATGTCCTCACCACCCGGGGGTTACTCAACTGGTCACGCAAGATATCCATGCAAGTCTTGTCTGCATGCTTACGATTTTTGCACACGCCTACCATCCCCTTACCGTGGATCGCGACGCAGGCATCCGGCTCACCTCCACAGATGTAACAAAAACTATCAAGATGCCCCTTCATTGGCCCCTCATACTCAGGGAATGCCATCCCCTGCATCGGTCCACCGCATGGCCTCGCGGACTGGCATCTATACGAACTTGAGTTCGCATCGTCATGTCCTCTTGCATTCCAGTACTTCAGACACCACGCACAAACTGCACTTATTCCGTTTTTTTTGATCTCCAACTCAACCTTCATCTTATCCAGCATATCACACCTTCCTGTCCGGGGTATACTGGGTACGCTTCCGCAATTCGAGCCGGTACCCAACAAACTCTGGTGAATCAAGAATGTACCCACTTCGACCAGCTTTTACAACATCCCACCACTCACCGAACAAATAGAGCACATCACCCTCCTTCGGTTCGCGGCCTGCACACATTAAATCCTCCCAGGCACATTCCCAGTGATTTCTGGAAATCGCAATAATCGAATCATACTCGTAAACGAACCCCTCAGTCCTTACCGATGGAGTCCGGTTGTCGGATTCCTGATATTCAATCGAGCAAGGGAACACAACGGGCTCCTCACCGGCGTCAACGTCTGGGCAGAAGTTCCATGCCTCGTCGGACACGGACGGCGCTCCACGGGCCGAGGAGCCCCCGTACAGAGGATCATTCGTGGGCTCGCCATACAGCGCATCCACATTCTTACCTCTGTTTAGAGAATAATACTCGCAGGGGGGTCCGACCAGCTCGATTCTTTCCTCTTCGAGTGATCTCAGATATGTTGCATCTTCATCAAAATATACCCGGGCCATTGACTCTCCGCTCTCTTGCCAAATATCAGCCTATTACGGAAGCAAATATACTACGCCCGCCCCTGCCTTCTTTCCCGCTTTAAGAGCGGCTTTCTTGGCGTCCTTAAGCGAACCATTGAACTTGAAAATCTCGTCGTTTGTCGGATACTTCTCATCGAATCCGAACATCCACATGGCAGATCCACCACCGCGAGGCTTCGCTCCGTGGTTATTTACATACGGGGAGATATCCACCTTAGCCTCGGTCATGTTTTCATCGTCCTTCGGATCTCCCATAGGACCTTTGCCATCCCCGCGAGCAAACCCCTTACCCTTTCCTTTGGATTTCTTCTTTTTACCAGGAGTCTTGCAAGCCTCGCCAAACTCATCCTCTACGATCTTCGCCATCTCATTGATGTGTTTGACAGCCTCCAGCATCGCATTCAACTCGTCATCGGTGATGCGCTCATTATTGATGCGCCTGCTCATCACATTCGCCAGCTTGAGACCAATTTCCTTCTTGCCCTCCCAGCAGCGAATGCCCTTGCCATTGTGTCTGGTAGATCGCGCGCCTGGTTTTTTTGTCGAATAAAACCGGACAACGGTGTCTTCAGATTTGACCTTTACTTTGGGAACCCCAGACATATTGACGATAACGTCAGCAATATTTTCGGCCAGCGCATGAAAAGCCTCTTTGCTACTCTCTTCAACGCTGTCGTAATAGGCCAGCATCGCAGCCTGAAGAACCTCTGGCTTCATCACCAGGACATGGGACGCGAAGTGAACGGACGCCTGATTCTCGATCATCTTGATCTTGATTTCGCCAGGCTCCAATAACCCCAAGTTCACCACGAAATCGTACAACTGCTGCGCGTCCATGATGCTCTCAAAATTAAAAGCTATCTCTGAGTCCGATTCCTTGCCCTGCCAAGGGTAGAGCGTGCGCTTGTCGACCATTCGAACCAGTGGTTCCAGGGTAACAGACTGACCCAGGTTACCCTCGACAAGCCCTCTGACCCTAGATTCAAGCTTTGCGGGGTCGTTCCTTGGATCAAACCCCATGGCCTTCCGATCCTCTGGAGTGAGGATCCCATCGACCTTAAGGGACAATTTCTTGAGTTCTTCCAAATCTAACATTACTATTTCTCCTTGCGAACTCGTGTTCGCTACTCCGCAAAGAACCCCACCGGGGCCTGTAATTGACGAGCCTTCTCTTCCATGTCAGCTTCGAGGGCTTCGGCATTCGCCCAGAGGGTGTCGCCATCCATCGAAAACTCACCAGTCGCCCCCGGCTTCCCGGCGTACTTCATCCGAATCATTCCAAGGGTCTTCATCGCTTGCGAAAGCGCATAATTACGGAAGACTCGCATTTCGTAGTTCGTGATGTATTCCATCTGTACCGTCGTTGATATGTACGTTATCAACACCTTCGCCCCGGCGTCTGGCTTCGGTGATATAATAACAGACCGTTTCGCCCGGTCCCAGTCCCAGTCTTTATCCGACGATGATATCTGCTTCGACATCTCTCGATACTGCATATACTGCACCAGCGTAGAGTACCCCGAATTCTCGTTACCACCATAGATCCATGTATACGGATTGATCTCCACACCTGCCCAACTGAACAGGTTCGAAAAACTCTGCGATGACAACTCAAAAACGACGTCCACAACAGAATCAATATCTGAAGCAATCAAAGTCTCGTGATACTCGGTGGTTCCTGTAAGCGTGAACAATACGGATTTGCACTGCCCCACCCACATTTGCCACCATTCCTTGGAGTCTCGGACCGCGTCGTCCAACTGCTCATCTGTCAATTCAACATTCACCACCCCTTTGCCGAGGCGACGACATATCCATTCCTTGACCTGGGCCTCAGTGAATCTCAACGCCTACTCCTTCTTTTCTGATGGCTTCTTGCCCGTTAGAACCTCAAAGGCTGCGTCATTTATCTTCTGCACGATCGAAAAGACCTCCCGCTCAGAAACACCATTCCTTTTCAACCCCTTTAGCGTCACATCAGAAATATCACTGAGGACACCATTGAGCTGCGTCTCGTCCATGTCCTTGGTCGAGATGATAGCTTTCTTGATGTCGTCTGGAAGGTTGTCAGTTTCAATCGAGGACTCTGGATCGGCAACGGCCTTCTTCTTGCCTTTGTCGTCGTCCTTCTTTTTTTCGGGATCGTCCTTGTCCTTGTCGTCGTCACCACCGTCCTTATCCTTCTCGCCGTCCTTATCCTTATAGTCAGCGTCGGATGCGTTGGGATCGAGTGGCTTCGCGCCTGTGTCCGCAGGGGTAGGATCCCCTGCCTCCCCCATCGCGATCAGTTTCTGCTGCACACGAGCATCCAAAGATGTGTCGTGCAACTGATCCTGGACCACAGTGGGTGGATCCACTTCCAATGAAGCAAACAGGTAAAGATCCGATTTGTAGAACTTGGTATCGCCTGTAGACTCGCGCACAATTAAACCGAACGGCGTAACCGAAAACACAGTCCCACGAGCATGGGCCACTCCCATTTTCGTGCGAATTTCGACCGCCTCTCCGTCTCCAAACTTCCCAGCCGGAATCGTATCATCCAGCCGTCTTTCGTGATCCAGACCCATTGACTCCTCCTAGCGGTGCTTGTCCTCGATGTGATCAATAATCCCCTTCTCGGTTTTGAGGATCTTCTCTTCACCTTCGCGTTTACACACGAGACATTCGAAGCGACCGTCGTCCGTCTCTTCGTAATCGAAATCGCCGTTCCCATTGGGAGAGATAGTTACCTCGTCATCCTCAGTCCCAAGCTCTCCGTCTTCACCTGGATCGATCTCCGCCGTCATCGCCCCTACGTCAACCGTGATGGGCTTGTCGTCCCCTTTGGGCTCGTCATCGACATCCATCTCGGGCTCGTCGACTGGATCCTCAGACTTCGGCGCTACAAGGGCCTCCTCTTTGATCTCACGGAATTTGTCAGTATTGACCTCTACGATAAAACCGGCATCGACCGCTGCGCTCATATCCACATTGACATCAACATCGGAAATCTTGCCAGGAATGAACGGAACATATCGTTGCATCATCACGTCCGGCTGATTGCCAGGCTTCGGAATGACTTCGATCCCGAGATGAGTACATGGTTTTTTCTGCTGCCGGGTCAACATGAATTGCTTATTCGGCATGATAATTTCTCCTTCAAAAAAAAGGGGCCGCGCCGGTTGAGTTACCGACCCGGCCCCTGGATTCACACGTCTATCTGACGTCCTACCTCAACCCCCTACAGAGTTGTGGTTACAACCGGCAGACCAGATACTGTGATCGTGCCATAGTACTCTGGACGTAGCATCCGAGTTGCATACCGAGTCCTCACGCCCTTGCGGAACGTGAAATCATTTGGATCGAGGAAGGTCGGGGTGACCTGCAGCGGCACGTAGGGTGCGTAAACGTACCCAGCGTCGATGAAGGAATTACCCTTGAGACCGACCAGGATCTGGTTGGCAGGCATGTACGGATCTTGGTAAACTGCATACTTGCGCAGCAGCGTTCCGATCCGGGCAATACCGTAGTTGGCAGTAACAGGACCGTAGCTCGCAGCCTGTACATTCTGCTCGATGCTGGCAAAGTCTCCATGCGTCGAGAGCTGATCAAGCAACCCACCAATGCCCGGGGGTACAACAATAAAGTTGGCCGGGGCACGTCCTGATGTCCTGTGGATCTCTGCCGAGAGCGCACTGATCTGCGTGATCAACTGACGGATGCTCTCAATCTCACCCGGGATACCTGGAGCATAAGTGTACGGAATCGAATGCGCCGCCCCATTGACGAGGTCAGTAATGATCTCGCGGTCCACTTCCAGCATAACCTCATTGGAGAATGTGCTTACCAACTCAGCCTCTGCGTCCATCCCGTGCAATGCACGAAGATCATCCACAGCCTCTACTGTCCAGCGAGCCTTCAGTTTGCGACTCTCAGCCTGCACAGTGTGAAGAGCGATATCCAAGCTGATGCTGGGAATCTCCGCTCCATCGGTGTAGCCAACCAATTCCCAATTCACAAAGTACTGGAAATAGATGACTGTGTTGTTGGTGAAGTTGGAAGCCGATCCACCGGATCCGAGAGGAGTAACCGCCCACTGACCGTTGGTCACATCAAACGTACCACAGACCTGAGTTCCCGATGGGTTCAGATCGTCGATGAGGTTACCAGCATCGTTCATCGTTGCTTCGACCTCTGTCGGAGCATTTGCATTGTCCGCATCGTTGCAGCGGAAGAATGCCTTCACGTAGAACGTGCGCTGTCCAGCAGTTCCGTTTGCACGGATTGGCGACCAGTCGGTCACTGCACAATTGGTCGAACCCTGGTTCAGGGTCGCCGTGGCAGTTCCAGTGTCTGTACAGACAGCATCGTAGTCGTTGAACTCAGAGCTGTAGTACTTCGCAAAGTTCTGGTTAAGATTGTCCCCAGCTTCCAACTCGCCACCATAAGCCATGTCGGTCGGGTTGTTGGCGATCGCAGCCTGTGGCAGTTTGGTGCCTTTGCGTCCGTCATACTTTTTCTCGTAGTAGAAAACGCCTCCAATGGGGGACGTCATCGGCTGAACCGATACCAGCTGGTTGGCGATCAAGTTCGGGAAAACCCGACGCAGGATCGGGAACACATATTTCGTGAACGCGCCAGCGTTTGTGCTCAGGGTGTCCTCATGGAAAGACTTGATGTGCTCCATCTCGTTTTCCAGAAGAATCGCCGTCGCTTTTTTGGTGTATCCGTTGTCGTGTTGAACCGGAATACCCTCCAGAAGATCGCCCCATTTGCCAACGCATGCGCCAGCGTAGCTGTTATCGTGGATGGTTTTCGGTCCGGCTTGCTCCAGGATTGCCCTGGCTTCTGTGCTTTCGATGCCCATTTCTTTTCTCCTCGTTCGTGGTTGTGACAGCCTAATCCAGATTTCCTAGACCGGCCAAGCGCTTCATGTAGGACATATCGTTCCCTAGATCATCGCTCCTACGACGCATGGAAACTTTACTTTCGTCCTCATTCAGCTGTTCCTGCTCCTGCCGCTCACCCATGCCACGCTGTAGTTTTCTGCGCGCATCCATGAGTTGCTGCTCAGAGACATCTCGGACTCCCTTCTCCGTCACCAACTTGTCAACCACGGCCTCCGAGGATACATCCTCTAATAGACCAAGCAACTGTCTACCATTTGCCAACCCAACAACCTTGTCGTGCTTATAGACCTCAATCTTGAGCGTGCGCTTTGCCTCTTCGGCTTCCTCCAGCGCCTTTGCCCGAGACTCCTCAGCCTCTTGCACGCGGCTCTCAGCATCTGAACGCTGAGCATCTGCCTCCATACCTACTTCTACAGCTTTCTTCAGTTTCGCATTCAACGATTCTACCCTCTCCGTGAGGAGGGACAATTTCTCTATCATTACTGCGTTTTCTGCCAGCAGTTCGGCATCTTCTTTTGTAACCATTCCCTCGTCGGTCCTCTCGGGCAGGTCCGCGAGGATCGTAGCGAGTTTCTCTTTGGCATCGTCCAGGTCTACAAATTTATGCTTCGCGACCAATTTACGAATAGACTCTGCCATCGGATGCCCACCAATTTCGCGCTCTATGTACTCCATGCACTCAGCACGGACAGCACGCTCTTCATTCTTCTCTGCCGACTCCATAGCCTCGGCAACTTCGATATCTTTGGCTTTCGCTGCATCCGCCAATGCTCGCTCGTCCTCAGTCGCCTGGAACGGAGCTACCATCTCCCAAATAGCCGAGAGAATCGCTTTCGATCCTCCAATGTCCGGATCGGATGCATACTCCTCGCGCAACTCGCTAGAGATGTCTTCCTTGGCCTCCAAGAGCCCCTCAGCGAGCTGTTTCTGGAACGCCTCGGACATCTCATCTCGCACACGCTGTTCGGCCTCAGCAACCGCCTCGTCGACGCCCTTGTTGACCTTGATCTTCGCCTTGGAAATCGCATCCTCTTGCAGGGATGAAGCTACCTCGGGAAACTCGTCAAGAAACATCTGCGCGATGTCAGGCTGGTTCTCGTCAACATCCTCAGTAAAAATACCAGGAACCGCCGACTTTACCGCTGGATCGGCCACGAAGTCCCAGGTCTTTAGAACGAAATCATCCTGAACAACCTCTCCCTCTGTCTTGGGATCATGGGACGGCTTGGTAGATCCAAAGCCACGAGATGAAATGCCTATCTGCACGTTTGCTTCGATCAACGCCTTCAGAGTCTTTCCCTCTGGAGTGTTCAGGATCTCAGCCTCTCCGACAACGACACCATCCTTTATCTTAAGACCAGTAATAACGTGTGACACACGCTTCAGACTCGTCTTGCCATCTGTTGGATGAT